ACACCGCCGCGCAGAGAAAAAGATTGATCACCAGGGCACCAGGGCCAACGGCCACCCGGCCCGTAAAGCCTTCCAGCCCCGCCCAGGCACTGGCAAGAATCAAGGCATAGGCAAGCCAGCACGCCCATGGCCGATGTCGCGCGCCGTCGCGGCGGAACATCAACAGCCGAGCGCAGATCGCAACGCACACCACGGCATTTACAACAGCAATAGCGGTCATTTTTTGATCTCCCACGGCGCCACGGGCGGGCCGGACTCGAAACGGCGGATAAAGCCTTGCAGAATACGAACCGAAACGGCGCTGGCCAGCAGCGCGCCCGCGCTATCCGGCACGGTCAAGTCCCGCTGGGTTATCGCGTCTACTGCCGCATCAATGATGCCAGCGGCGAAGCGCGCGCAGATCGTGCCGATGACAACCGAGACGAACAGATAAACAACACGCTCGCGCCAGCCGTAATCCCTGGCGCTCAGCACGAACACCGCGCCGCCGGCAAACGACGCGAACAACACCCCGTCATTGAGATACGGCACCAGCGAGGCCGCGCCCAACACCCCCGCCATTACCGCCGCGCCACCACTAGAAACAGGTTCAGACATAGATTCCCCAAAAGATTAGGGCCGGTTTTGCCGGCCCTTTTTGATTTGATAAATATTGCTGCCCACGATTACGACATACATCGCGCACAGCAGCGCGTAAGCCGGCCAGGGCGGACGCAACAGCACGCAGCCCAGCAGCAGCGACAGCTTAGTCAGCAGCAGCGCCGGCAGCACGCCCACGCGCGCCATTAACCACGCCAGGTGGCCGTTAAGTTCACGAGCACCCAGGCGCTTGAGCGCGTACACCGTTGTCGCCACGTCAAGCAGCTGGAGCAGCACCGCCAGCACAATCAAGACCATCATGGTTTACGCCCCTCTAGTTCAATCACACGATGCGACAAGAAATCAATTTGCGCCGACAGTTCTTTAATCGCCTCCACAAATAAGCCAGCCATATTTCCATAAGCCACCGACAGCGTTTTATCATCATCCGCTGTTTCTATTACCGCCTCCGGCAGCACCCCTAAAACCTCTTGAGCAATCAAACCTGTTTGCCGGCAGTCCATATCTAGCCGGTTATAGGTATATCCGCCCAATTGTTTGACCTTACCCAGCGCATTATCAATGCGATGAATGTTGGTTTTCAGGCGAATATCCGACATTCCCGTCACACTACCCGCAGCCGCCATATTCCCTGTTTTGGTATCGACATACCAGCGCCAAGGTGCCGCGCTCCAACCCCCAATGCCAAAAAATCCGTTATCACGCAGCCCTAATTTAACAGCCCAAGTTCCCTGACAATGAAACGCCATTGCCGCCATACCGTAATCACCAACCGCGCCATTAACATTTCGGATTTCAAGCGAACTGCTTCCGTCATCTCTGGCCATATAGGAATTTAATTCACCCGGCTTAATCCAACCTGATGCGCTATAGTTACCACCACGCCACAGATGCGCATTTTCCTTCCCATCAATATGCAGTGAAACATGCACGTCCGAATTCGGCCCGCCCCCCCCATGCACATCCATAGCAGCCAGATGTCTATTTCCCCACTCCGTTGCACGCCAAACCATGTATGCCGAATGGCTTTCCGGGCATTTGATCTGAAGTGCGGGCCAACGGTCAATATTCCACGTTGACCATGAACTTCCAGGTGGCGACGATGCGATTTGCGCAGCATGATTTTTTACCCCGCTAATCGTCTGCTCTGTATTTGTAGTCACGGGATCAGTATTGCCGGAATGCCAAATCCTATTTGCTCTAGCTGTTGCCCCATTCCAATTGGTCTTTGTATCGACGGCAACACGAAAATACAAGTCGTTCGTATAGCGTGCAAACATCTGCAAGCGGCGGGAGCTACCACTCTCCAGTGCAAAATCCAGCATCAAGTCTGAATCGCCCGGACGCTCGACTCGATAAGCTCCCGATGGTAAATCACCATTCTCCTTACCATCGTCGATTTGCCCACGCTCAACAAAACTATCGGCCTTTATTCGCGCAACAGTGCCACTCAGCGCCCGCCAGCTTGGCACTTCGCGCGCCACGCCGTCCTCGCCAACAATCTGCGCCGTGTCGGCGTCGGGATTGAACACCGACTGGAACGCCTTAATCGTGACATAGTGGATGCGCTGATATTTGGATAGCTCCGCCGCCAAGCTCGCCCAGTCCGTAGCCATTTATTACCCTTCACATTGGAAGAAGCCCCGCTAGTGCGAGGCTTCGGATATTTTGATTTGATTTGATTAATGCGCGCCAGCATGTCAGCCACTTCCGGCGGCGCACCGGGAAACGCGGCGACGAATTTCCACAACGCATCTAATTGCTCGCACACATCGGGATATTCCGCCGCCCGCAGCGGGCCATGATCTGGCGTAAAGTGGATTTTCTTTTTCATGGCCACGTCACCATAAATAAAGCGGCCTGCAATGGCCAGGCTTGCACCTCCACACAATATTCGCCTGACGCGCCAAATGACAACGCACATTCTTTTTCAAGGCAGGTGAATGACTCGCCATTGATCACGATGCGGCACGGCGCCGGTAGCCCACGAAGATCGAAGCCCACCAGGCGCGCAGTATTCGGCGGACGCGGCACCACCCGCCCTTGCAATACATATTGCGTATGCGGGTCCGCAACGCCTTGAATAACGCTCTTGCCGGCGGCTATATCCAGGGCGATGTTTTCCGGGCGGCTGGTCCCAAATTGCAAAACCCGGCCTGTAGCCGGGTCATATTCAATCACATCCATTTATTTACCTCCTGAAGAGCACGCAACCATAACGAATACTAGCAATTGATTGCGATTGCGGAACGCCGCGACACCCTACCCGCACCGTTTCACCCGCGCTCACATTCAGCACAATCAACGCGCTTTGGCCCTCGCCACTAATTACCCTATCCCTTGCATACAAAACACTGCCTTTATTCAGCGGCGGCGGCAATTCAGCAAACACCAACATTGTCCCCGAGTCGGAGCAATAAAAGTGGAAATTGTAATCAAAGGAATTAACGTAGCCGCTAGACGAAATGGTGCGGGTGTCCGCCTTAGTTACAGCTTCGCCCTTAATTTGCATAGTATCGACTTGCAAATTACGGATATACGCCGCGTCCATGCCGGACATATCCACCACCACCGCGCCAGAGTCGTTTTTAATCGTCATCCCGCGCGTGTCGATCTGGCCAACCTTAAGCTGCCCTTTTATAAATGCAGCCCCCATGCCGTTCATATCGGCAACGATATTGCCCGCCATGTCCCGAATCGTCAGACCCCGGCTATTGATCTGGGCCGCGTCTACCGAGCCCTCTACCAGCACCCGCCGTCCAACTAGGGAGCCATCCGCCACTAGATCGCCGGCCAGCACCAGCGTGGGCCGCCCGTTAACGCTGCCCAAAACAAATGTTTGGCGCGAGCCGCTGCCGTCCGGCAAGGAGATGGCGAAGCGGTCAGCGAGGAAATCCACCGCACTACCGTGCGCATCGGCACGCAGCCCAAAACCGGCGATTTTGTCGCCGGCCGCCACTTTGAGCACTTTCTCAGCCAGCACGCCGTCAACAACACGCGACACCTCTTTAATGGTTGAGGTCTGCCCCTTTACCGTAGACGTGAGCGCGGACACGGTTTCCGCCATCGCCTTGTTCTGTTCCGTCCTGACGGTGGACTCGTCCAAGATCGCTGCCTTGTTTTCGCCGGTTTCCGCTTTCAGCGCCGATACATCGCGCGACAGGGCTTCATCCGCCGTTGCCCTAGCGGTTTTCTCTTCCGCAAGCCCCGCCTCGTTTTCGCCCACTTTCGCCGCCAGCAAGAGCCTATCCGTCGCCTCTTGCCGCAAGCCGTCACTCACGGCTCGCAGCTCACGCTTGGCGAATGCGTAGTTTTCGCCCTGCGTTTTGTGCAACTCGTCGGCTGTCAGCAGCTGGTGAAGGTTGGCTTCAATCAGCGAATCCACGCCGGATTGAATGTCCGGCAAGCGCTCCAGCGGCTCGCGCAGTGACTGTTGCAATTGCTCGCTAGTCAGCCCTCCCTTCAGTTGATCCAGGATCACCGCCGGGTTTCTCTCTACCTCGGCCCGTGCCTCCACCGCGGCGCCGACATTGCCCCAGGTGTCCACCACTCGAAGCTGATAGCGCACCACCGTCCCGGCCATCAGGCCGACATGTACCCAGCTGGAAGTCGGGAAAGCCAGGTCCACCAGCTTGAGCCAGTTGCCGCCATCCATCGAGGCGAACAACTGCGCTCCGCGCAAATCGGGACGATCCGGGTAGAGCCAGCGCAGGCTTATTTGCCCGCCCTCGCCAGCCGCTACAAACGCCGTAGCCGCCGCCGGCGGCAGGGTATGCCCCCGCACGGTCAGCGCCGCGAATACCGGCGCAGAGGCGCGGCCATTGGCGAGCGTGGCCGTTACCATCACCTCGATGTCCGCCGGATCTACTACCCAGCTGTAGGAGGAGTCGGACAGCACCACGACAGACCACGCGCCGCCGACGCGGCGATGCTTCAGTTCGTAACTGACCGCCCCCCGCAGCGTCGGCCACACGGCGGACACCTCAGCTACACGGCGCCCGTCGCCGGTTAAGCGGCTGGACTCGGACAAGCGCAGATAGCCAAGCGCCGGCGGCAGGGTGATGGCGCCACCCCCGCCGGCCACATCGCCATTTTCAGCGGTGTAGTAGGCCGGAACATCATCAATGGCAATGAAGCGGACGTTATCCCCCGAGGGTTTGACGTCAACGATTTTGACGCGCCGCCCAGGCTGGGCGCCGACATCGTAAAACCACATCCAGTCATAGGGCACCGCGTCGGACTCGTCCGGCACCGGCAGAGCGCCGCCGGCGTCATCCGCCGGGATCAGATCCCGAAGCTCCAGCGCGTCGGACTCGCCCGCCCCGCCGCGGACGCGGTACGTTGAGTAGCGGCCATCCGGGAAACGCACCCCCACCCAGGCGTTAGCGCCCAGCGGCACCGCCTTATCCAATAGCAAGCGGCCACGCGAGCCACCCAGTAGGCGGCCGGAATAGGACCAGCTGGCAAGATCATGACTCAACAGCACTACATCGCCGCGCGTTGCTACCAGGCCCTCAATGTCAGATTCCCAGGACACGCGCCGGCGGTGATGGATCTGGGACGCGGCGATGAGATTGGCCTCTCGCCCCGCCATTTCCGCATTGCAGCAGCCCACAAAATCCAGCGATACCGGATTAGTTGGCGACAACACCCCCGGCACGGCCACGCGGACCTGATCCGCCTGAAAGCCTTTTTCGGGATTGACGAAGTTGACGATCACTTCATCCGCGGTTTTCTCGTTCGCGTACTCGATGCGAAACGAGCCGGCCCGAATGTTGGACGGCCCAAACACCGCCGTCACCGGCAGGTCCGCCGCGTCCCAGATCACGCCAAGCCGGCCCGTCTGCCAGGTGTAGCGCCCCCGCCCACAACGGGCTATTTGGTTCAATACATCGGACGTGCTGCACTCCCGATCCAGCACCATGGACACGGACAGCTTTTTGGCATCGCACCAGGCCGCCCAAGCCTTGATAGCCTCCAGCTCGATGCGCCCATCCGGCAAGCCGGCGCCGTAAAGGCGGCGCCCCTTGGCATCGAAACCACCCCGGCCAAACCATAAAAACCACCAGGCCGGGTTCGTGGTATGCCGCACCTCCCAGCCCGAGCCCGTCCAGACTGGGCAGGCCGCCGCCGCCACCGCGCTAAGCTGGTCCACTACCCCATTCAGCTGGCTACTGGCGCGTACCTTCAACGCCACACGGCGCTGACCGGTGTAGTCGGTCTGGTCGTTGCGGTAAGACCGCAGCGAGGCCATGGCAAAATCGTTTTTCTCCCGAGCGCTATTTACATCGCCGCTGGTTTTACGAATGCGCAGTTCGTATTGCCCCAGCGGCAGTTCGTGATACAGCGTCCTGCGAACCGGGTTAGTACCATTGCCCGGCAAAACGTACTGGCCGTACTTGTCGCCGCCGTAAGCCTGCCAACCACCATCCGGCAGACGGCGGTATTGGATTTCGCAACTGATGTTGCGGGCATCTATGCCGCCCTGATCATTGCCGTAGTAAGCCACCCCTTGCAGGTCCACCCCAATGGCTATCGTGTCGCGCGGCAGGCTACGCACCACCCAGCCATCCACCGCGCGGACTTCCCGGCCAGTTTCGCTATTGACGTTGCCGAAGATGGCCGGCAATTTGCCGGCCGCATCCGCATGCACCAGCTGCACGTCCTGATAGCTGGACAGCGACGTGTCGCCAATGCGGAAATCTTCCAGCGCCAGATCGGATTGCAGACCAAAATGATAAGTCTGGTATAGGTATTGATCCTGGCCGACAAACTCCGTAAACGGTTTGCCCGCCAAGTCCGGGACGACCTTGTGACGGCCAATTACCAGAGGCATGGGCGCAAATTGTCGCGCTTGGTTGCGGGCACCGGACAAGGCATAGGTGGGGCTGATCTTGCCGGCATCACCGGACAATCCGCCGATTTGCGGCATGGGCGGCGGCAACAAAGCGTTGACCAGCAGGGAACCGCCGATCAAGACCAATGCCGCGCCCGTTGTTGCAGATATGCCTAGCGTAGTGGATAGCATCGTGCCCAACTGGGGGGCGACTAGCACCAACGCAATCATGGCCACGGTTCGCAACAACTTGCCACCGCCTCCGCCACGGACGATTGCACGGATTTCGATGTAGTCGCCCTGCCGCAGCCGATACTTGCGCCAGTCGCTTACTTGGCGATGATTGATCAATACCGACAGCGGGCCGGGCGCCACTTCGATCTGGCAGCGCTTGAGATAGCCGCCCAGCGTTTCGTTACGCTGGAACGGAAGGTAAGCCACCTGGCGACCAGCGCCCGTCAACGGATGCGGCAAATTCACTAGCCGCGGCAGATCGTTTACCGCCATTTGTAAAACCCCTCTACTTGATAACCTCTCACGCGCAGATCGCGCAGCCGCTGGCGGATGACGAAGCCGGCCCCCTCGTCCGCATGCAACACCCACCATTCCCCGGACAGCCAGCACATGACGCCGATGTGTTGCAAACGACCGCGAGACTCCAGCAACACCGGCTGTGCCTCCAGCGGCTCGGCCACGCGCTCGGCCAGTTCCGGCGCGTGATGACAGATCAGCGCATTGCGCCCAAACACGCCAACACCCTCCCGCCCAGGCAGCGGCACCGCCACGCCCAGCACCTCAGCGGCCACACATCCGGCCAGCGCCGCGCAATCGGCTACACCCGGCACATAATCACGCCCCACATATTCATCTGACCAATGACCCATGACGCCCCCTTAAAACAGCGCCGGCGCGGTTTCGGGCCGGTAATACACCGTCACCGCCGGCTGGTTCAGGGTGTCGGCAAAGCCCAAGGTGCCGGACACTTTTACGTGGTCCATGCTCAGCCCGGACAGATCCATCGTCATGTCAAATTCAACGAGCTGCGGGGTACTCCGCATCACTTGCAAAATCCGGCACGTCGCGCCCGTGCCGCCGCCGCTGATCTCTAGCCACTGGGTCAGCTCGCGCCCGATGTTGTCTATCTCCAGCTTTGCCGACGGCAAACGGTTATCGGTGTCGTCCGGCAAGGTGACATCGAAAGCGCAGGCGATGAATTCATTGCCTTCCACCACGATGTTTTGCACGTCATTGACCAGCCGCACCGGCAGCGCCAGTTGCGGATGCCGGATTTCCAGCAGCACCAGCATCACGTCATCGGCTGCGGTGGCGTTCATCGCCTCCCGCGCGGCCTGCGAATATCGCCTAGTCATCCCCTACCCCCTAAAACAAAGCCCCGCAATCGCGGGGCTATCCAATGGTTTCTATCTGTAACTGCGTCTGCCAGCGTCCAACGCCTTCCCGCTGCCAGCGGTAGGGCGGCCGGGTCCCCGTCATGCGAGCGCGCTTGCGCACACCGTCCACCGGGTCCAGCCAGTTAAACCAGCTGGCGCCGCCGTTGGCGTCGCGCCGGAACCAGGCATCAAAACGAGCCCTGTCCGCATCGCTGATCACCCTAACTGTCACAGAACGGGAAATGACAGGCACAGAAAAACGGCGGCGTTGTTTGGCAATGCCGCCGTCCATTTCTGTTCTGACCAAACCAAAGTCCGGCTCCTCCGCGTAGCCCTCGGCCAGAATCAGCGCGTAGTCTGGAAAATCAATCATCGTCGTGGCAAACCTCATTAGCAGCACATTAGCGCTTCGTTAACATTCCGTTAGCACTTTGTTAGCGCCTTGGCAGCATGGACACCGCATCCCGCACCGGGCCGCCACGGCGCAGATCATCCAGCACCACCCCAATCACCCATTCGCGGCCATCAAACTGCGGTTGCGATGCGGTAGCCTGAACGGGCTGGCTCGACTTGTTGACTACCTCCACCCGCACCGACAAGCGCCCGCCGCCATCCTTCTGCGCCGCCGGCGACGGCACCGAAAAGCCGGCCGCATTGGCGGAGGCGCGGCCCACACCGCCGCCCGTTGCCAGACGCTTGGCATTGAGCGCATGCAGCACATTGACGCCGTAATGATCGACAGCCGCCGCCTTGACCACAAACTCCCCATTCGACAGCATCGCCGGGATGCTGTCGCTGGTGGCCGTGCCAGGACCAAACACCGGCCCGCCGTCAGCGCGTGCTATGGGAGAGGTGCCGGCCACAATTGGCGCCGCCGGGCCGCTGGTCTTAAACAGACCCGCCATAAAGCTGTTCATGCCGGTGCTCAATATGCCCGCCATCGCCGCCCGGATTTGAATACGAATCAGGTCCTCGATCACGCTGTTGGCCAGATCCGTAAACGACAGCTTGCCGGTAGTCACAAACTTGGTTAGCGCATCCTCCATGCCGCCAAACGCCTTGCCGAACACCTCCTCCATGCTGCCGGCGATGTTGCCGGCGCGGTCCGCGTAGTTTTCCATCGCGCGGCTGGCGCCCGCGGTCCAATCCCCTGCTGCTTCCCGCATCGCGTCGAAGTGAGCCCGCTGCGATGCCACCATCGCCGCCGTGCTGGCGTCGATCTGCGCCAGCGCCGCGTTGTACGCCACCGGGTCAATCAGTTTAAGGTCCAGGTCCTCGGCCAGCCGCCGCTTGGACTCCAGCGCCTTTTTAAACAGCTGGTCTATCGCCTCCGTTTCTCGCCGCGTCTGATCCCCGCGCCCGAAGCCTTGCAACTCCCGCTGATTAGCGGCCGTCTGCTCCGCCGCCTGTTCCGCCATCCCGGCCATGACTTCGCGCTGGCGTTTCTGGAGTTTTTCCGCCTCTTTGCCCAGGTCCGTTTCGGTCATGATCAGTTTTTCAACCGCGGCCCGGTATTGATCAATGTCGATCTTTCCCTGGCCGAAGACCTTTTGCAGCACCGCTAGCTTGTTGTTGTAGGTGGGGCTTATGCCGGCGGACTTGTTGATCAAGTCGGAGACTTGCTCCATGTCGCGTTCGGCCTGGCGGGCGGCCTTGTCGGCGGCGGAACGCCCCTCTTTCTCATAGTTTTTCTTCAGTTCCGCCGTGCGCGCGTTGTGGCGCTTCAGCGCGTTTTGATACTCGGCGCTGCCTTGATCCAGCCCGGCCACGGCCCCCTGAAATGCCAGCTTTTCCTCTTCAAGCGCTTGCTGGTATTTTTCATCTTTGGTCTGGTGCTTGCCGTCTTCCAGATAGCTTTGCAGCCGGTTATCAAACTTGGCCTTGAGACGCGGGCCGCCGATCCCTTCGCCTGCGCCCTTTTTCTCACCGGGGTATTTGTCGTACAGCGGCTTAAGCGCCGCCTCACTCTCTTTTTCCAACCCTTGGGCCAGCGCGTCCCTAGCCTCGTCGCGCAGCTTGACGGCGGCGGTGATGCGTCGTTGGTGCTCGGCGGTAGCCTCCGCTGTAATCTTCCCTTTCTGGACGTAGAGATCCCACTTCTTGCCGTACTCGTCCACCTGTTGCTGCGCGGACTTGAGTTCCTGCTTCAATAGCGGAACGCTGGCCTTGGCCAAAGCCGCCTGAATCCGCTTTGCCGCCTGTTCGTTCTTAGCCGCGGCATTGCCCGCGGCGGCGGCCAGGTCGTCCCAATAGAAGATCAAGGCGCCGATTGCCAACGTGGCCACGCCCAACGGGCCGCCCAGCAGTGCCAGCGCATTGCGGGCCATCCCCATCCCCAGGGCAGCCGCACGCGCCGCGATGCTTGCCTGAGTCATCGCGGCCGCATGCTGCTGCTGGGCCAATGTGGCGGCGCTAGCCGCCGCTGTCGCCTTGCTGGTTGCCGCCGTCTGCGCCACAGCCGTTTCCGCTGCGGCAGCTTGTGCCGCCGCCAGCCTGGCGTCCGTCTCCGCCAGGGCGTTGGACATAGCCAAGGCATGACTTTGCGCTGCCGTCAGCCGCTGCTGTTCCGCCGCCTCGATAGCCGTAGCCGCCGCCACATCCGCGCTCGCCGCCGCATTCGCCAGCTTGGCCGCCTGCAAGCGCTGATAGCTGGCCGTGCTTTTGATGGTTTCCGCATCCCGCGCTTGCTCTGCTGCCGCCAATTCAGCGGCGGCCACCTTGGCGGCATTGTCCGCCTCGGCCCGCATCGCCGCCGCCATAGCCAAGCTGCGCGACTCTTCAATCTGCCTGACCGCAGCTTGAGAAAGCGCCGCATCCAGCGCCAGTTTTTCGCGGTCCGCCGCCAATGCCACCACGGTTTGCGCCGCCCTTACCGATGTGGCCCGCGAACGCTCAAGCTCCGCCATGGCAGCGGTCCTGTCCATCTGAGCGCGTCGCAAGGCGGTGTCGGCCGCCAGTTCATCGGCTTTTGACGACTGCCGCCAGTCGATAATATTCTTGACCGGCTGCACGATGGCACCGCCAACCGCACCACCCATCTGAGCAACCTTGAGGGCTGTGTAGGCCCCCGCCAGCGACATCAGCAAATCCCGATGTTGATAGAGCGCCCGGCCGGCAGCGCCGGCCATATCCCCGGCGTGCGCCAGGCCGGAGCTGATAGACTTCAGGCCATCCACAAATTGACGGCGCTGACCGTCATCGGCCATCGCTTCGTTGAAACCGTCCAGCCATTTTTTGGCCGCCTCGCGCAGCGGCTCCATCCCTTCCGCCGCCGCTTTTGCTGTGACTTCTCGCGCCGCATCAACAAGTCCAGGCAATGTTTTTGCGTAATGGCCGCTGCTTTCGGCAAAGCCCTGCAAACGATCCATCAGGAACTTAAACAAGTCCCCGCCTTTTTGCTTGATCTCGTTAACGTCTTTATTGGTAATGCCAATTGCCACTGCCAACTGAGAATCAGAGGTGATATTCCCGGAAATGATTGAGCGCATTTCCTGAACCACTTGAGCCGATTCCAGCCCCATCGACTTAACGGCATTAATCCCAACCGTCGAAAGCTGGCGAATCTGATCTATTGTCATCCTGGCCTGCAACCCAGGCCCTAACATGGCATTAAAACCGTTCACCAGCTCTGTTACATTCGCAGCGGTCTTGGCGGCATCTTCGGCAAGTTGCTCCGTTAATCGGCTTGAGACTTCCAACGCCTGATTGAATGACAACGCCTTGCCGTCCATTGTGGCCATGCTGGAAAGGGTTCCAGCCATGCCAACCTGCATCACCTCCATTTGATTGGCGAACTGAAAGCCCATTGCCGGGACGGCTTGGAACTTCTCGACGATGGAGCCCAAGGCCCGATCCAGCACCATGAAACCACCCAAGGCGCCCACCATCGCATTAAGCCGGCCAAAGGACTGGCCCAGCTTCTCCACGCTCTCCACCCCGGAGCGCGCGCGCGACTCTATCCGGCCGAATCCGGTATCCACCGCGCCCTGCAAGCCGCGCATGTCCCGGCTGAGCGCGGCAAAATCCGCGCGTACATCTATCACTACCGAACTTACCGCCGCGCCGGACATATCCCCTCCTTTACTCGTTCCAGACTTCCAACATCGCCTGCTCCATCACGCGCAGATCGTCCAGCAGCGCGGCCCGTTCTGCCGCCGGCACCGCCCGCATATCCATGACGGCGCCCACCGCCTCATAGCGCAGCCCCACCACGCCGCCCATGCCGCCTAGCTGCCATTGCGTGCGGCAGGCGCGCATCAGCTCCAGCGCGGGCAGGCATTCCGGCCACACCTCTACATCAGCCCCGCCCCGCGCCATTGCGCGGCCGATGTCGCTTAGTTTTTTTCGCGGACGCCGTAGGCCAGTTCATTCAGCGCCGTCCAAATGCCGCGGCTGAAGGCGGCGCCGTCCGGCCCCGTCACCAGCTTGCGCAACACCTCCATGCTGAATGGAACCGCCTGCCCGGCGGTGTCTTTCACTCCGCTCCAGTCAGTCAGCACCTCTGCGAACTTGCCCACGTTGGCGGCCAGCATCTCGGGGAAGCCCAAATCGTCCAAGCCGGCGCTATTGGCCAATTCATGCAATTGCGCCGGGCTTTGCCGGTTGAAAACGCCGATAAACTCGAAATCCTGAAATTTGCCGCCATCTGCCGGGATCGAAACCTTGATAGGCCATTGAATGCGAAGGTCTTCTTTAATCACGAAAGCCATTTTAAAACCCCATAAAAAAAGGCCCGCCGAAGCGAGCCAAATTATTAATACTTGTCGATTAGTTCTGAACAGCGACTAACCTGCCATTTTCAAAATACAAATACTGATACCCCGAATAAACCCATTGCTCGTTTACCCCATATTCCGTAACGGTGCGTCTCTTGGATTTAGGGGCGCCCCAAGACGATAACAACACATCATCTTGATTCATCCCAATCGAAACGCCCTCGCTTCTTTTCTGCGCTCGAACCTCATTCAGGGCCTGCTCTGCCGCTTTAACGCCCTCTTTCTTTATCGCATCAAGTCTAGCGCTATATTTTTCAAATAGCTCTTTGTCGTAGCCTTCCAACAGCTCTACAGCAACGATCCGACGTTCAGTTTTCTCTGCCTTATCTTCGATTGTCTTGACCAATGATTTGATTGATTGCTCTTTAATCATCGCAAGAAAATCCTTATCCACTAAGTAGCGTTCACAAACTCGAACACCATCTAATGCCCCCTCTACACCCCCAGACGCCACCGCCTTCATAAACGCTTGCTTACGCGCAGGCTCTTCGGAAATACAGTTATCCCGTATTTTCTCTTCCATTGTGCGATGGTCTACTTCTGCCTCTAATTCAACCCCACGCGAGCACCCAAACAACAAAACCGCAGTTACAAAAATCAACGTGCGCATACCCTCTCCGCATGACATAACCTGGCCAAGAGGGTAGCACACATGACAATCAACTCAAGCGCCAGGCGCTTAAATCGCTTGCTGGGCCACAAAGAACTGGCTAATGCCGTCCCCCAGCTTGGCCGGGTCCATCAGCAACTTGCCCTCCAGATCCGACTTGCTGAAATCATCAGTCATCAGGTCCAGGCCGCCCGCCCCCAGGCGGCAACGCCAGCCACGCACCACCATCGGCGCGCCGCCGTCCGCGGCGTTCAGGCCCTCGAACAAGAGTTCCAGCTCCACATTGGCCTTGGTCAACGCTTCGATCTGGTTCATGTCCCGCGATGTGTAGCTGATTTCCAACTTGGTGCCTGCGTCCGCCACCAGGCCGGCGTCGCCACTGGCCAGAATACGAATACCGGCAGCGGAGCGGGTAAAGTCGGTGTTTTCGGTCAAGTCCTTGGCGGCGGTGCCCTTACCATCCGCCACCGTCTTGACCGTGACAGGCTTGGTCCAGTCAATGATCTTGCTGACCGGCGCCAGCGCGCCCGGATAAGCGGTAATCGTTTCTTTCGCCTCCGCTGCCGCGACTTTCTTATGCCCGCCCTTGAGCAACAGCGCTATCACGTCCGGCGCAAACTGAGTGATGCCACCGATGGACACCTCCACGCTTTCCACCTCGGTCAGCGAATCCAACTGACCGCCGGCGATAGTCTGGTTGTTCATCAGCTGGCTTTCCTTGGTCACGGGCTTGAGCGACAGCTTTTCCAGATTCAGCAGCGAAAAAAAGCGGCCGGTGCCGCGAACGGCAACGGACAACGTCCCCTTGCCCTTGTACGTATAGAGTTTTTCCATGTTGTTCCTCACAAATTGACGATGTATTCGATGGCCAGCGGGATGCGGGTGGAGCAGAACACGGCCAGCGGGGTTTCCTGATCAAACACGGCGCCGCCGAGGGTGATGGACTCGCAGCCGCCTAAGCCGGCATCGCCCAACGTCAGCAGTACCGCACACAGCGCCTGCTCCTGATCGTCCAGCGAGGCAAAGCGCCCGGCGCCCTCGCCATACAAATCAATGGACAGCTGGAGCCGACGCCTCAGCGAGGCAGCAGGGCCGGCGCGGGTCACTTCCAGAATGTCGTCATCCAGCCGCGCCAGGTTGACCGCCGGCAAGTCGTCCTCTTCAAACGGCGTTTCCCGGTCCTGATACAGCGCGACACCCGGAAGCAATATCGCCTTGATTCGCTCAAAAACCAGTTGCTGGATTTCGGTGCGGCGCTTCATGGCTTCACCTCGCGCAGATCCAGCCGCCAGTCACCCATGGGCGTGCGCTGCGGCTTGCCCTTGATTTCATACTTGCCGCCACGCGCGGAAACGGGCTTGCCGGCCAGGCGGCTGCCTGCCGGCATGTTTTCGTCCTGAACAATCAGCCAGCCGCGGCAGCCATCGGCCAGTACCATGCCGTCCATGGTCAAGCTGTTTTCTTCGAACAGATAGACCGTGGCCGGCACTTCCTGGCAGTCGATCAAGACCAGTTCGCCGAAAACCTCACGCCGGCCCAGCCGCTGGACGGATGCTTGCAGGCGTGCGAGCGCCGACGCCATCAGGCCGCTACCGTGGTAGCCGAGCCATTCAAACGCACAGCGCAGGACGCTGCGCCGTTGCCGGACACGCCCGCCGCCGTGCCAATCAGGTGCAAGCCCTTGGCTTTGACGCCGCACAGGTTGCTGGCCGGGTCAAAATAGACCGCATCGCCAAAGGCGAATGCCGCATCCGGGGTTTTGGGCAGCTCATAGACGCCGCCGGGATAGGTGGCCACCGGCTCACCCTTTTTCGCCGCCGTGGCAGCAATGGCAAAGTATTGGCCCACCAGCACCGCGCCACCGCTGGCGACGTCATAGGGTGCGGCGATGGTCAGGGCGTTGCCGTTTTGCAGAAAATTGCGCATGTTTGTTGCCTCTAGAAAGCACAAGGCCCGGCAAGCCGGGCCTCATGGGGTTGAGTGGGATTACTTGGCGGCCTTGCCTGCATTACGGGCAATCCAACGGCTATCCATCAGACCAGCACCAAAATCCAGCCGCGCCTTGACTTGCACGCCGTCTACCTCGAAACCCTCCTGTGACGTGGTGTAAATCCCTTCCTGGCCCTCCAGGTAAGCCACTTCGATGGTGGGCGCGCTGGACGGATCAGCCGCCAGATACCAAGCGGTTTTACTGACACGGGCAATACGCGGGTCCGTGATGATCTGGTATTCGCCGGCGATGGGGTTCAGGTCGTCCACTTTAGTGGCCGACACAAATCCGATGGCGCGCTGGGCCTTCAGTTTGAGCGTGCGCGGTACAAGCAGATACTTGCCGGACAAACTCAGATCTTCACCACTACCTGGCGCGGTCTGTTGGCCGATCAGCTGGTCCAGTTCGTCAATGGCGTCAATGCTGAGTTCAGCGGCGGCGCCTTGGTTGCCGTGGGCATCATCAAACAGCGGCTTGCCGTCCGACAGCTTGGCCGTCCCGCTTAGTATCAGGCTCCAAACCATATTGCTTTCGAGGTTGGCGGCGGAGCGGCCAAAGCCGGCCGACAGATCATTGAACACGCCCAGATCATCGTTGACGATCACGTGACGACTGATGTTGATGATGCGGCCAAAAGTGCGCAACTTGTAGCGCTCTGCCAAGGCATCATTCAGCTGGCCAATCTCGAATTCGCCCGCCTCGTTGACCTCGCGCAGCGCCACCGCATGGCCGACCTGTAAGCGGGCCATCTCCTTGAAGTCCGGCGCGGTATTGCGACGCACCAGCGGCCAGAAGGTTTGTCCGGCCAGGGCATAGCCCTGCATCATCGAGCGATTGGCCACGTTGGCCAGAATCACCGGGAAATCACTGGTAGTTTGCATGCCGCCGCTGCGGTTGTTGTTGAGCGCCAAATCCACCAGCTCCGGACGACTCAAGCCGCGCACGTTGCCGCCGGCCTGCTCCACGCATTCGCGGGCCATATCCGACAGATTCATGCCGCGGAACTGGCGGGCCATATCGCGGGCCTCGTCGCTACGTTCTACGTTGGGGAAGGCGCGCATGTGGATGGCCTCGGCCATCGCGCGGCGGCGGGTTTCGGTTTCGTCGCGCAGCGTCTGGACGTTGGCATGACTGCGGGTAGTGTTGCGCTCGCTGTCTTCCGCCATCTTTTCCAGCACCAAGGCGCGGGCTTTATTGATGTCGCACTTGGGGTCGTTGTACATGGAGCGGAAGAAATCAGCCCCCAGGAAGCTGTAGGCCGATTCCAGCTTGCGAAGCTGGCCTTGGCGGTCGTTTTCCGCCTTGATGGCCAGGGCGCGGATTTCGGTGGCGTCCGGCTGAGTGGGCGGCATGTTTTGCGGTTCGTTGTTCTGCGGCATTGCGTTGCCCTCTTTGAGATTGCGTGTTTGTTGCTGCGGCTCCACCACGGCGGCGGCCGGCGTGGCCTCGATGTAGCGCACCGGGTACAAGGGCGCGGATTCGGGCTTGGCGCCACGAATGCCGGCGTCCGCATCCGCTGGCACTGGCACCAGACTGATTTCGTAGGGCTCCCAATCAATGGCCAGGTAGCGGGCTATGCCGCCTTCCGGCTCCTCGGTGATTTGGTAGGCGTGGACGATGTAGCCGATACTGACGTTGCGGATAATCCGCTCCACCACGTCCCGCCATATCTTTTCCACTTCCTCGCGGCGGCTGAACCGTACCAGTGCACGGCCTTCCCCCTTCTCGAGGGTGGCCCACTCCACTACCCCGATCTGACCGGCCAAACTCAGCTGGAAATGGGTATCCAGCAACGGCGCGCCATTGTTGAGGCGGTCCATGCGGACCGCCGTGGGCTCCATCGACAGTTCTTCATCGAACGGCCGCCAGCGGTTCCAGTCGAAGCGGCGCACAACAGCACCGGTAGACCACACCAATTCGACGGTCCGCGCCTCTTCGTCGATCTTGCCCACCTGCGCCCGCACGCTAACCAGCGGCAGGCCATTGCGGATGACCAGTTCCGGCGGGGCGGCCCCGTCCGGCGTTTTGTCTGGCATTTGCTGCCCTCCATAGAAAAAGCCCGCCGAAGCGGGCTCAGGGTTCTGTTTTGTCTTTCCGGTTGATGGGCGGCTCGGTGTCGAAGCGCCCGGCCAGGGTGACAAGGTTGTTCAAGTTGATGGGGATGCCCAACTCTTCCAGCCTCTTGTAATCCGCTGCCAGCTCCGCCCACATTTGCTGTGGGTCCATGCCTCGGCGGCGGGCCAGTTCCGACAGGCTCTTGGCGCCGCTGGCCACTTCCAGCAACTCACCGATCATGTCTTTCACCGGGTCCACCCAATCCCAGCGCGGCGTCGTGAAGTCAAGATCGAAGTCTTCTTCCAGCTCGCCCAGGCCGGCGAGCTCCGCCGCCTGCAGGAAGTAGCGAACCATCGGTTCGCATAAGCCCGGTATGAAGGTCAGCCATTGGAAGCCCTCGGCATTGCGCCGAAACTCCAGCAGACCGGCTCGGGAACTGGAATAGTTAACCTGGCTGTAATCGCCGGTCAGCATTTCGTATGTAACCCCGCTGCCCGCCGCCAGTGCCCGGCGCTGGTCCCGCGTGTAGTCGGGATAACCACCGGACGGCGTGGGCTGGCCGAAGGTAATCGACTCGCCGGCGGCCAGCCGTTTGATGATGCCCGGCGCGACTTTCTCCACGGTGCGGCCGTCCTGCTCTTTGCTGACGGCGCCGACGCCGCTGGCGCCGGTATCCGCCCCGGAGATGAAGGCGGTAAAACATGCCTCCACTTTCTTGCGGGTCAGTTCGGCGTCTTCATAGTCGTCCAGGTCCCGCGCCCGCATGATGACCGGCGCCAGTTCCGGCACCCCGCGAACCTGGCCGGGACGGGTTTTGCGGAACAGGTGGATAACCTGATCCGCGGGGATGCGGCGCGAGGCGGCGGAACTGCTGAGGCGGCCAAGCTCGCCGGGGTGGCGGTCAAACAGCCAAAAGGCTTCCAATTGGCCAATGGCGTTGTATTCCTTGCCGCCGATGATGTAGCCGCCGCCCTTCAGGTCCTGCGTTTTCTCGCTGTCCAGAAAGTCCGGCTCCAGCACCTGAAATTGGACCGGCACAATGAGCCGGTCCTCCTTGCGGCGCCAACGCACCCGGACCAACACTTCCCCGCTTTCCCACAAGGTCCGCGCGGCCAGCGCTTGCAGCCCGTAAAGGTTTAAATCCCCGTCCGCGTCGCATTGCCGGCTGTTGGCCCAGCGCTTGAACTTTTTGCCCAAGCGCTTGTGACTGGTCAGGTTGCATGTGATGCCCTGGCCAACAACATTGCCCACCCAGCTTTCCAGCGCCTTTTTGCACCAAGGGTTATCACGCACCAGCGCGCGGCTACGATTGCGCAGCACCGCCAGGGACATCAGCGCTTCGCTGTTGGCTGATGTGCCGGGCGTGTTCCACCCCGCGGTGCGCCGGCCGCGCTTGGCGCCTTCAAAGGCCCGGATATGCTCCATGGCCTGGCGGGCCTGCCAGCGCCGGACGCCCCAGAGTGGGGAGATGGCCCCGATTACGGTGTCCAGTAGGTTCATGGCTTAGTCCCGACTGAATGCCGCGTAAGTGACAGAGGGCAGCGCCGCCGGCTCGGCGGCCAGTTGGCCGCTTGCCCGCAAATGGTTGCGAATGACTTCCCGCGCGCGTTCGAGCTCTGCGACTGACCGATAGGTGACTTTGGCGCCGTCGCGGTATATCTCCAGCTCGCCGCTGGCTATCGCCGCCTCCACCGCCTGCAAGTCCGCGTATTTCCATGTGGACATGCTCAGTCCTCCAAGGCGTCGATTTCGTCAAACGGCACCGAGGCGCGCCATTGCCACGGGAGGCTTTTCACTTGCTGGCTGTCATACATCTGGGCCACATGCTCGCAGCCCTTGGCGCCGGGCGTAGACACCACAATCACCTTGCCGGCCGGCAGGCGGTTCAGCCGCTCCGCCAGTACCTCAACAGGGGATTGCTCAACGTGTTGCAGGCTCATAAATAGTCCTCTCTGATGCTGCCCAGGAAGTCATCCGATGCCCCAAATGAAGAAGCCCCGCTTTCGGCGGGGCTTTCGTTTTGGGGTGATTCGTCTGGTATCTCGACAGCAAGGTTGTCAGGCGGCGCGGCCGCAACGGCGAACAGATCCGCCGTGGGCGGCTGGATCACCAGTTCGCGCCGCTCCCAATCCGCAGGCTGGGCGTTTTGAATCCGCAACGGCGCGGCGCAGGCGGCGTAGTACGCCAGGTTCCAGCAGTCCAGCGCTTCGTTTCGCGGCTGGTCTGTCTTTTTCTGCCAGCGCTTCGCTACGGGGTTATAGACTTCGGCGGTCAGCTGTTCGTAAAACTCGGTTTCGATATCGTCCGGGAAGTTTACAAATAGCTCCCCACCTTCCTCGAAGGTTTCGCGGTCCGACATCAAACGCGAAAACAGCGTGGACTTGGCATGATCGACACCCACAGTCCAGAGCAGCAGGCCGTTTTTGATCACGGCGCCGGATTCATCAACATCCACTTTTGACGGCGTATTGATCAGCGGCTTGTTGCCGCGGCCGATGGTTGCAAACAACCGTGTCCGCCCCTTCCAGTTACGGACGAAACGGTACGCCGATTGCGAGTTGTGACCGGCGGTATCCAGCGCCGCCGACTCAATGCGCATGTCCACGCCAAACAAGTTGCGGTAACTAGCGTCAAGGTAGCCGCCCAGTTGGTCCCAAACATTGGGCTGTTCCGGCGTGCTGGGCGTTGACGGGTTGCCGTAGATCACGATTTTGTCGATCAGGTGGCAACGCTCGCTGCGGCCCCAGCCCCAGACATACATTTCCAAACGGTCGTCTTGAGTGTCGATGCCGGCGGTCAGCAGCAGCACGCCGGCGGGGATCATGCGCAGCGTGTACGGCTTGGCGCGCTGGGCGAGTTCATGCGCCTTGATGCTGGCGCTACGGTCTTCCCAGGTTTCGCCCAGCGCGGTGTTGATATAACGCTTGAGCTCTACCGGGTCCTTTTGCGCCAGCAGCCATTGCCGCGCACGCTCTTTCCACGTCCGGCCCAGGCCGATGGGCGAATAGTAGCTGTTGATGTGGTAGCCACGAACCGCCCGTTCTGGATACGTCGGAATCCATACGCCGTTCTCCAACATCCAAGTTTTGTGGTGCTCCGGGATATCTTGCTCGCAGCTTTCGCAGCCATACACCACGTCTTCCAGCGCGTCCGGGTCCCCGTCGCGGCCCAGCGCGAAGATGTACTTCATGCGGGCATGGACCAGGCGCTGTTTATGCCCGCAATGCGGGCATGGCACGTAGTAATAGCGCATGTCGCTGCGCAAGAATTCTTTCTCGATATTGCTGGCGCCGCGAATCGTCGGCGTACTGACCAGCAGTATCTTGCGGCGCGGGAAGTTGTTAGTCCGTTCCTCCGCCAAGCCGATGGGATCGCCCTCCCCGTCAAGGTCTGATGGGTAGGCGTCCACTTCGTCCAGAAACAGGAACTTCACCGGCATGGAGCGCAGCGACTTGGCGGAGTTGGCGCCGCCGATCCGCAGCACGCCGCCGGGATACTCTTTCAGCAGCGTTGTGTTGCCGCCGTCCCGACTGCGCGCGGGCGGGACCTTGGCAAGCAGAACATCGCTTGCGTTGATCATGTTGGCCAGCCGTTGCTTGGACCAGAGTTCCGCCACCTCGATGGATGGTTCCACCACCAGCATGGGACCGGGCGACTGGTCAATCACATAGCCTGTCCAGTTGATGCCGCTTTCCGTCCCGGCCACTTGCGTGGACTTCATAAAAACAACGCGCTGGACATCGGAGGATGTACTCAGCGCGTCTTGTATCTCCCGTATGAACGGCACACGGGAGGTTTTCCAGGGACCGGGCTCTGACGTTTCCGCTGTCGTTAGTTCCCGGTTGTTGTCCGCCCAGTCGGAAACCGACATCCTCGGACGGGGGCGGAATGCCTCCGCCCAAGCTAAAACAGCCGCATCGTAAGCGCGGGTGTCGAATTCGGCCAGGTTCATGCTAGACCCTCCGGGAGAGGGTTTCCGCTTGCTGGCTCAGCGTATTGCAAAGCGCGTCCAGCTCGCCTTGCAGCATGGCGTAAACCTTGTTCGGGTCCGTCTCTGCCGCCAACACGGTCGCAATCCTGTCCGGCAAGCGCTCGATGGCCGAGCGCGTGGCGGCGGCTAGGTCTGCCACCGCCTTGATGGTTCCATCACGGCCAATAAGCTGGCCTTCGTCCCTGGCGTAATCCAGATCCATTTGCCGGCCGCGTTTCAGTTCGTTGGCGGCCCGTGCATGGTTGTAAACATCAAGCGGATTGCCTACCACATCCACCTGCGCCGACTGGCGCGGTGGCGGACTTGGCGCCGGCATTCCTCTTGCCTCGCTGGTCCGGGCCGCGCTGGCTTTCATCTCGATGATGTTTGCCAGCACATTGTCAGAGCTGCCGCCCTTGGCCATCCGCTCCAGGGCGTGTTTTGCTGCCACGCCCACCTTGTCCACACTCGCGGTGACTGCCAACAGGTCTAGCGACTCCCTCACCCGGACCAGCTTTCCGTCAGCTGATAGAACAAGCCTATTGCTGCTCACCAGCTGGGACACGTACCCACGAGACACGCCGAGCAGATCGGCGAACTCGCTTTTCTTGATCTCCTCGGCCATAGCTCGCGCTTTAAAGTAAAAATTGAAAGTTAAGGACTAAACAGGCTAAACAGTTTAGTTAAGCCAGGAATTCACAGACTGCGGAGGTGGCGGGGATCGAACACCCGTAAGCCCCCACCCCCCGAAAGGGACCCGTCCGGCTCTGAATTTCTTTCAAATGAGAAATGATCGCATTTGAACCATTCCAGCCGGGACGGCTTACCCTCCCCAGGCCGCCCGCATGTGGACCGGGAAGCGGGCGGCAATCACCCGCTCACCCACGCCGAAGAAATCAAAGCGCCGCGTGTAGTTCGGCTGGCGAACGAACACCAGGATGGGCCGGACCACTACCCGGCCCTGCCCATAGTCCAGGCGCTTGTAGACGCCGGGCGGCAGCTTGCCGTTGCGCTTTTGCAGCACGAAATAGGTGAAGCCCTTGCGCACCTGGCCCTTGCGGCGGCCATCCTTGGCCAGCGTCGCCCGGCGCTTATCAGACATCCATTGAGTGGAATCCCTCAGCCCTTTGAAGTAGCTGAGGATTTGAACAATCTGCGCGCGGGACATATTGCCGTTGGCGTCCATGTCCGCATCGCGGCCAGGTACGGCGAACATGCCAGCAGGGAGGATGCCCGCCCGCTTGAGCGCGCCCTCGAAGCGCTTCAGCTTCCGCGCCCCTCCAAATATCTGCGGGCTCAGGTACTCCGCAGCAGCGCCGCCCTTGCCGCCGAAATCCTTCAGCCAAACCTCCGCATAGTCGCGGCCCTTGTCTACCGACGCACCGCGCATATAGACGCCGCCCAGCGTGTACTTCGTAGGCCGGTCAAACACCCGGCGCATTTCGTTGATCTCCGCCGCCTTCACGTCCATGGCTGTCCGTGTCAGTGCTTTGGCCGTGGGGCGCTTCACACGCTCAGCCACTTGCAGGCCAATGCGGCCCTGCCCTTTGATCGACACATTCGCCATTCGGACACTCCAAAAAGCAACGCCCCGGCGGTATCGCCAGGGCGCTGAACAGAAAGGAAACCAACAGTACAACCGCCAAGAATGCAAAAAGCCCGAGTCGTTAAACTCGGGCTTTGGACGCAACTATAGCCGCTGCAAAACGGATCATATTGTTAGATTTTCATCGTGTCAAGCGGCTTCCTCCATCGATGAAAAGATTACTTCCTCCAGCTGACCCTTGGCCGCAATGAGCCAGCTATCCAATATGACCTTTACCTTTTCGACATAGAACGCATGATGTGTGCCATAGGATGCGCCATACATATGGGCAGCTTCCCGACACGAACCATCTTTCCGCGCCCAGTGCCGGACCCAGTACAGCAGCCCTTCGCGGCCAAACCTGTTACCGTCCGCCGGCCCCAGGTTATTCGCCACGAACGCCGCCAGGTCCTGACACACCAACCAACCCTGCCGCGGATCGTTCTTCAACACCTGCCACATGAGCGCCAAATACTGCTCAGCTGGCAAGCGCATGGCCGTATCCAACAATCGCCGGGCGGAGACAAAATCCAACAGCTCCGCGCCGATGAAAGTAGACGCACCGGGCACACGACCATGATTAACCGCCTTGGCCGATCCCTCGGCGGAAACCAACTCCATGGCCTTCATCACCACTTTAACAACATCAACAGACATAGCATTCCCTATGAACCGAGTGGGAACCCCTAGCCCGGTCTTGCCGGGCTTTATTTGTGCTGCGATTTTATCACGCTTTGCATTGCCACATTCCTCGGAGCATACCCACCCGCCGCTGCGCCACTTTTTGAAGACGCTTTTTCCTCAGTGCAGCTAGGGCAAACCGGACGGCAGCTAGCTGGGACAAGCAACAGCGCACTAAAACTACTCCAAGACCTCACCTAAGCCAATCTGGGTCGCCCCCAACCAACTCAGGCGGAATATTGCCAGACACCGCCGGCAAACCATCGAACGCAGAATCTGGCGCCACCTGCTTCCAACGATTCAAAGACTTAATTGCCCTGACTGACCCTACCCCAGAGCTAAGCAACACCTCTGCCGACCGCCTGTCCTCCCCCGCCTGCACAAGCATTTGGCTGGCCTCCTCCACTGTCATCCGCCTCATTCCCAACGCTGGCTGACTGGTACCGGCCCCCATGACAGACATGGCTAGCTCAGCATTGCCTATCAACACAGGCGGCTCACAACGATGCCCTTCCTTGCGGTTCTCGGCCTCAATAAGCCCCACCATCACAGGAAGATATTCTGGAAGCTCTTGGCGGCTGACAAAAGCCTTGTAGCGGTTCTCGAATTCCTTGGCCACGAACGGCCATTCGTCCTCGGTCTTAGTACCCAGGGCGATCCATCCGCCCATTTCATGAAGCACCCGATGAATCAGCGCATCGTCGAACACCACGCTGCTGTAAGGACCGATACCACGAACCACCTTGTCAACCTTATGCCAAGCTTGCAACGCCTTATCCTGGCTAGACCCCTCCATCATGCGAACCAAGTCAGCAGGCTTGGGCATGAACTGCCCGTTATCCGGGTTGATCACATGGCGGTTCATCGCCTCGCGCACCACGGCCAGGTCGATGGGTTTCAGCGCGTTCCAGTAAATCCCAATCGAAAGCTCAGTCAAGCGCTTACCGTACAAATCCGCCACCGCCTGAAGCATATCAACAAAGGTGCAGTATTCGTTTTGGGTCATTGCATCACCTCCTCCGGCGCAGAGCCATCACCATCGCCATCACCAAACAGCAGAACCCTAGCGCGTTCGGCGGCAGCTCGGTTGTGGTCAGTCAGGTTTGTGGTACTGACAGGCCCACAGCGCCCCTGCCGCTGGAATTTGCTATCCCCGTGCTTGTTGGCATTGCGCAGCCAATTGCGGAACTTGGCTTGCCAGTCCGCGAACACCTCGCCTGTTGCCGCGTAATGGTCCACGAACTTGTCTCGCTCAGCCTTCAAGTCCAGCCCCATGTTGTGAGCAATGCCACGATGCGAGAGGTCCGGCTCAAAATCCACGGGGACAGCAGTCCCCTGCGCCGCCTCGCGCGCCTGTGCACGCGACCCACCCACGAAGGGAGGTTTACCTCCCGTAGTGGGTTTAGAAGAAGAAGATGAAGATGAAGAAGGACGTCCGCCCGCGTGCGGACCCGCACGAGATGGTGAAGGGTTTGGTGATGCGCCAATGCCATCACCATTGTATTCACCAAAGGGGGGGTTAGGTGAATGGTTAGGCGAACCTTCAGCGCCTGATCTTGCGCACCGTTTGTACTCATCAATGACCATGCGCGACGAGTACCAAAGGGGGCCTTTGGTGATGTCGATCAGCGTAACCATTGGGCCTTTGCGACGGCCAGAAACGGGGGTATAGGTGAGGGCTTCGGTGAGCTCGGTATCGCTGCCCTTGAGAACGCCCTTGGTCACCAGAGACTTCAGGTCGGCAGGCTTGCAGCCGACAGCCTGAGCGATTTCTTTCAGGGACCAGCGCAGGGTGCCGTACTCCTCGGAGTCGTGCATTAGGCACAAGACGTCCATCCACACGCCTTTTTCAGCGTGCGTGCAGCGGCGTAGGTTGGAATTACCCAGCCAGTCAGTCGGGTAGAACTGAAAAGAAGGACGCTTCATATCGCCCCCTTAGAAGAAAACCCCGCCGCCGCCTCGGCCAGCAACCTGGCCGCAACCTGCAATGCGGGCAACAGCTGCGCCTCGTCCGGCTCGCCGCCTTCCAGCAGCGGTTCCAGCACCAGGGACAGCAAAGCGCGGGCTTCGTCCAGGCGAATCATGCCGAAGTCGTAAGAAGGCGCAGGCAGCTGCACTACGACTTCCAGGCCCTCGCCTAGCAAAGCGTTAATGAGATGATCAGAACCGGGAATGGCGCGCAGGCGCGCAATGAGGTCAGCATCCGAAACGGACGCACGGAGAGCTTGAGCGGACATGGCTGTCCTCCTTGTAGATTTGTTCAATTTCCCCCTCGCCTTGTTCAAGGGCAATGGGGTGCCAGGTGGTTGAACGCTGCTACAAGTCAGCCGGTCGCTTTTCCCTTGCGGGTCTTGTATGGCGACCGCCACCCGACGCAAACCGGACGCACGGCGGCCAAGGGCCGCCCCGCAGGAAAACGTGGGCGCAAAAATACCGCGAATCAGTCGCGGGGCACTGCTTGTAGCATCGGCGCGTTCAAACACCTTGGCCGCAGTATAAGCCCCGCCTAAATTTAGCTCAAGTCCTGTCATGTCTCTGCTAGCTCGTCAATGTGGGACGTCATCTCCCACCCTTCCCCAAAATGGCCAGCGCATCAGCGCGCCCGCCGTTCTTCATCTCCGCCGCTAATTGGGGCGCCTCCCCACTCAGCGCGCGCTCAACATTCATCCGATAACCGTCGCCATGAACCAGCGCCAGGCGTCTAATCTCGCGCAGCCGGTGCGCCGTGCCGCCGTGGCTGCCACGCAGGGCCTTCAGATAAGTGGCGTCCTTGTCCGGGTCACCACTCTCCAGAACCCATTCCACCAGCCCGCTATCCGTCTCCACGTCGCCGCGCCTCCTCGGCGCGATCCCGCGCCACACCGTCCAGCAGTGCCAGCGCATCGGCCAGCATCCGGCGGCGCTCGTCCTCTTTCAAACGGGACGGCGCATGCCGAAACCGGGCTCTTTGCTGCATCAGCCGGCGTCTTTGGAACTCGCGCGACATTTTGGCGCCCTCGGCTCAATGGGGTGGCTGCTCAACCGCCGCCGCACATACTGCAACGCGACATCCGACGACGACATGCCTTCTACCAACTCCTTTTCAGCGGCCCGCAACGCCGGCAAGCTGTGACCTTGGGACAACCGCGCAAATGCGGCTACACCCTCGCCGTTTTCCTTCGCCACCGCCGACAGCACCACAGAAAAGTCGTCACCCCCGTCCGATGGCGGCGCCAACGACACCTCCACCCCCACAGGCCGCAGAATTTCCGCCAGCACCATCAAGCGCAGATCCGCCGGCAGCGCGGCCAGCACTACTTGCAGCATATTGGGCGGCAGCTGATTGCGGCCGCGCCCCTCTTCATTAAGCCAGCGCTTGAACCGCTCCGCGTTGGTCTTCATCACACGCCCGGCGGGCGAACCCGGCCCCGGCTGCTGAATTTCCAGCGGCCAAACCCGATCCATTCCCATCCGGAAATACAGACCAAACATATCGGAGGCTATCGCCTCGAATTTCAGGCCGCTGCGCTGTTGATGTACCTGATACGCCCGGCGTAACATGCCAACCACTGTTTCGTGTGGCTCAAGCCGCATGAAATCCATGTCAGACCTCGCTATAGTTACTGCGGCTGCTAGTCACAGCCGACACAGGAATAAAAAAGCCGGGGTCAGCCGGCAAGGCCGTCTCGACACTCGAAGTCAGACGGAGGGGAAAGCTAAAACGCCCATATTTCAAACCGAAGCCGGGATTGGGCCATACAAATCAGGGCGAAGGCTGTGACGGGAAACTCCCGTCGCCGCTTCTATCTTCAAAACAAATTCAGCCGGCGGAACCTCGCCAACTGCCTTTGTCAGCCAGTAGTGGACATGAGCCTGACGCTTGCCGATGGCTTCCGCCAACGCCGTTTGAGTGCCAGCCTTCTTAACCGCTTCGATGAGAGCTTCACGAGACATGGGCATCACCATTACAAGTTCACAAGTATTTCGAAGATTACAAGATTACAAGTATTCTTGCAAACGCAAAAAACAAGTTTTTTGTAAAATCAGACAAATGAACACATTCCCAGAACGCATTCGGCATGCAGTAGAAATTGCCGGCGGTCAGACGAAACTAGCCCGAAAAGTCACAGACTTGATGGGGAAAGAAGTACGCCCCCAAGCGATCCAATACCTTTGCAACTCAGCCAAACCGGCCCGAAGCTCTAGCCTCACAATTTTTATTGCAGAGGCCACAGGACTAGACCCGATCTGGCTTAGCACAGGCAAAGGCAGCCCCACGCCAAACGTCACAGCCATAAATCCAGATACCGCCGACAATGGCGCCGATACTCCTCTTGCACAAAACATCAGAAAAAAAATGGGGCAGACAGGGAAAAGCGTTCAAGACATAGCGGACCACCTGGGCGTGACCTACGAGATGGCACGTCGCTACACTTTAGCCACCGCTCGCCCACGGCAGGACAAGCTGGCAGCACTAGCGGAGCTACTTGAGACAACACCTTCAGAGCTTGACTACGGCACACCACATCAACCCAAAGTAACCGTCACAAAAGTAGCTACCCCTCCGGAGCCGCCAAACACACCCCCCACGCGCTCGCTAAGCTTCAAAAACCCTGAAGAGATGGCCCGCTACCTCGCAGCAGAAAGCCCGGAAGCAATCGCCGAGTTCCTTAGACACCTAGTCAGCAACCTAGCGGATAAGCTAGATAAAAAATAAGCGGCTTAGCCGCTTATTTTTATTTGACCGATTAAATCGCACTAGTAACAACAATCGATCGCCCTAGTAACAGAGTGTTCCCAGAAAATGGGGCACATGAAAACCGTAGGCGACAGAATCCGACACGCACGCCAACAAGCGAAGCTGTCACAGAAGGCACTGGCCCGCCGGGCCGGCGTGGGCACATCTACAATCGGCTCCCTTGAGTGCGGCCGCAGCAACTCCACAACCCTGCTAATCCCCATCGCCAAAGCTCTGAGCGTCAGTCCTAGCTGGCTCAGCACCGGCAAAGGCGACCCAAAAGCAGACAACGTGAGCTCCGGAACTTACGCTCAAGCGGACAACATAGAAGAACTTGCCCAACAGATCGCAGACAAAGGCATCGCAGAGATAGCGCAACTCATCGGCCTTATCATGGAATGCCAGGCAACAAAAAAGCGGCCATGAAGGCCGCCACAGACTACTTGCTCACAAATTTCATCCAGAAATCAGACTGCCGCAGGAAACGCCAAGCCGCCTCCGCATCGCCCCATTCGTCAATTTTTAACTCGCCCTCCTCAGTCAGCCGGATTTGCACCACGGCCGCATCACGATTAGTTTCGAAAGTGCTGTTTCCATTAGTTTTATTATGCATTACCCGACGCCCAGTGACACAACAACAAGGCAAACTATACCCCTATTGCATTATCGTTAAAATTAGCCAGCTAGCTAAACCCCAAAAATTATTTACACGCAGTCCGGCTCAAAAAACTACCTAAATAAATTGCTCTCGCCACCGCCAAGCCAATTGCGCGTAAGTATTGTAGCCACTACGTTTAAGCACCCTCTGCATATGGTGTTTTACAGTGCTGTAGCTCAGAGACAACGCATCACCAGCTTCGTGATAGGTCATCCCCTCCGCGATTACTAATCGGAATATTTCTCGTTCTCGCTGCGATAATTTAGCTAGCGAGACACTTGGAGCCAGTGCTCTAGCCGCCGCATCCGCAATGGACGGCAGCAACCTACCTAACAGCTGGCGGACACTTACCGAGTCCTCAAGCTCACGCCCCACCAGCGAAATCACGATTTTGTGGCCACCGCGAACCAACGAAACATAAGACAGGCCATGAGTCATACCGTGAGCCCTACATGCATTCTGAAATCGTCTCAGACCAGGGGACGGCCTCACCCCACCCAGAATCAGCCGCGACCAGATCACTGCCGCCCCCGGAACAGCCTGAATAACAGGGTCCACCCGATGGAAAGCGTGCTCTTTGTACATCCTCAGCCACCGCTCATCCCACCCCAGGTTTATCTCTATCACCGCATCGCGCGCCTCTGCCTCTGCGTCGATCCGAGCAAGAATCAGCGGCGGTGCGCCCGGCAACGCGTGCTGCAACGCAAGCAGAAACGCTCGGATGTCGTCCTCATCGTTCAGCTTTATCAATGACTGTTGCAACGCCGCGAGATGCCCAAGACCTATTGACGACAAGCTTCCCATCAATTGTTCAACATCTGGCGTCAACCTCATTTCCACACCTCCCCTCCCTTAGTCATAGCAAAGGGGAAAAATTCTAACTAGTCCTACAAGTCAATCACCACAACCGACAAAAATGCAACAAGCCAACTTGCAATCAAATTACTTGTTGACTTGTATTTTTCTACTTGCTAGAGTTCGCTACAAGTTTTCTTGTACACGATCTTTAACAACCAGCGAATATGCACCGGCCCATTCCGGCCGGGACATCCAACAGCGCGCCAATGGCGCGCACCTACGCCGGCGGCGCAACGCACGTTCAACTAACGCGCGCTCTCCTCTGATAGCTCCGCCGGCATCCCATTGCGCTTTCCACCGAGAGCGCAGCGGGATGCACCACCACCCCAGGCCGCCCGGCCTTTTTTTGGGGCTTGGGCATTAGCAAAACATTACACAGCGTTAGCAACCCATTAACGAGGGATTAGCAAATGGACCGTTTCTGCAAGATCAATGACCCCCGCGATATCCGCCGCGCCGCCGGCCTGACCCAACATGCGTTCTGGTCCCGCATCAGCGCCACCCAGTCCGCCGGCAGCCGCTACGAAACCGGCCGCAACATGCCCAAGCCCACCCGCGAACTGTTGCGGCTGGTCTACATCGAGCAAATCGACTTGACCACGCTACGCGGCGAGGACGTCCAGATCGTGGACTACCTCAAGACCACCCACCCCGACCTGTACAAGAGCTTGGCCAAGGCGGTGAAGACCAAAACCGAAGCCCTGGCCAGCGGCGAGGAGCAGACAGCATGAGCGACAACGCAGCAATTCTGGCCAAAATCAAAAAATGCCTGCTGCACAAATGATTGAAACCCGCTCCAGCGCCCTCTATTTCCACGCCAAGCCGGAGCAAGACATCCGTCACGCCGAGAAGGCCCGCGAAACCCGCCGCCGCCAGGAAGACCGAGCAGAACGCCTCCAGCACCGCGCCGACACCGCCAACGGCTGGGACACGCCACCCAGCTGCCCGGCCCGCCGCATCGTCCGGCCCCGCTGAGTCCGCCCGTTATCAAACCATTAGCGACACGTTAACAGCCCGTTAGCAGGTCGTTATCAAAACATTACACCCCATGGAACAGACGCCCAGCTTGGCTCAAGCGCTGGCGGAACTGGGCGCTGAAAGAAAATCGGCACGCTTCCGCGCCGCACTGCCCGAGATTGAAGCCGCCATTCAACGCGGTGCCACTCACGCCAGCATCCTGAACACCCTAGCCGCCGCCGGCCTGCAAATGAATCTGAACGAATTCCGCGTAGCGCTGCACCGCTCGCGAAAGGCCATCAAGAAAGGAAAGCCGCATGCCCGACACCCATCGCAACACCCCAAGCCGCCGACCGCGCCGGCCACGCTGCGGAGAACACAAACCCCAAGCCCCGAAGCCGACGGCTTCGACTACCGCAAACACCGCAACTCAGAAATTGACTGGTAAGGAAACCCACATGCACCCGCTGAAACCCATTGATAGCTCTGTTCATATCGTCGTCCAGGGCAAAGGCGGCTGCGGCAAGTCCACCGCCGCCAATCACAACGCCCAGGCGCTGCAAGCGCTGACAGACGCGCAAGTCATGTGCATTAACACGGACCCGGTAAACAACTCGCTGGAGCGCTTCCCCGCACTTTACGTGCGCGACCTCGACATCATGAACCGCGACCAGATCGACCCGCGCCGCTTTGACACCATGATTGACTGGACGCTGGAACACCCCGGCCCGGTCGTCATCGACAACGGCGCTACTTCTTTCATTCCCGTGACCAGCTACATGGCCGAAACCGGCGCTATAGAAGCACTGGAAGAGGAAGGCCGCAACGTGTTCATTCACACGATCTTGGTGGGCGGCCAGGCCATGGACGACACCCTAGACGGCCTGGACGCACTGATCAACAACACCGCCGCGCCAATTATCGTGTGGGAGAACGAGTTTTTTGGGCCGGTGGAGCGCAACGGCAAGCGCTTTGCGGAATCCCAGTTTTACCGCGACCACCGCGACCGCTTCGCCGGCATTGTCACACTGCGCCAGCACCGCGCCGCCATGTTCGGGACCGATTACGCACTAATGACCGGCGCTGGACTGACTTACGCCGAGGCGCTGAATAGCGACCAGTTCGGCAAGATGCCGCGCCGCCGCCTGCAAGCCGCTTGGGAAGACATTT